CCGCCGCCGTGGCCGCCGCCGGCGTTGCCCTGAACGACACGCCCAGCCGGTTGAACGCGTTCATCAGGCCAATCGCATACGTCAGATCCGCAAGCTCCTTGTCGGTGAACTCGGCGGCGGCGGCAGCGTAGTCCTCGTCCGGCACGCCGGTCTCGGACACGCGAGTCACGCTTTCAGCCCAGGCCAGCGCCGTGCGTTCGCGGCGGCTGAACACGGCGCCCGCCTCATGCCATACGGGCACCAGCACCAGCTTGTCGATGGCGACGCCCTGCTTGACCAGGTCGCGCGAATGCATGTCGATGCAATAGGCGCAGCCGTTGATCTGCGACACCCGAAGAAAGACAAGATCGATCAGCGTCTTGGGCAAGCCGCAGCGCTGAAGGTAAACGTATACCCCGCCAAAGGCCTTGTAACCGTCGGGCGAAGCGTGGGCGTAATCGAGGCGGGGAGCGCTCATGATGGTTCCTGGATAGAGAAGATCAGAACCGCTATCGTGCGCCTTCTTGGCCTAGCGCGATAGAGCCATAAACCGCCATATCGACTAGGTCATGACGGCGCGCCGCACAGCCTGCGCCAGACGGCGTTCCCCTCACGAATCTGCCGGCGCACCGGGGCAGGTGTATCGTCAACCTGCTGCGCGTCATCGAAATAAATCGGGCGCGCATGCTCGCAGTATTCAACGCCCACCCGGGCCGGCGCCACGCACCCAGTCGCGCTTAAGCTCAGCAGCAATGGCAGCATCATCCATGCGAGCCGTTTGATCTTGCACATCTCGTGCCTCCTGCCGGGCGTGATCCGCCTGCTGGTTGATGCGCGCCGCGTGCTGATCACGTTCGTCCTTGCGGCCAGCGCCGCGTCCGCGCAAGTAAGCCAGTATCAAGAGCGCGATGGCCCCGAATGCGGCCAACGCCATCTTGTTGAATCGCTCAAGCCATGTGCGCATGAAGGCTTTCCTCTGCCAGGCGGGCTTGGGCATACAGCGCCGCCCACGTGTGCGGATGCGGCTTGCCCGGGCGCCAGGTACGCAAGTACAGCGCCCACGCGCCGTCGGCATCACCGGGCGCCGGCAGCCGCCAAGGGTCCGTCCAGAGCAACAGCCGCGCGAAGCCTGCGGCCAGCACATCGTCCGTTTCCAGCGCGGTGTAGACGGCCGCGGATAGCGGTGGCACGTTGCGGGCGGCGCCCAGGTTGTGCGCGGCGTCGCGGCTGGACGGGTGCGTCAGCACGCCAAGTACCCCACCGTTTTTTTCGAACTGCCAGAACCCGCGTGCGGGGCCGTTGATTTGGCGGCGGTGCAGGAAACGGCTTTCCTGAAGGCCGATGGCAAGCAAGAGGATACGGGCCGCGGGGGAGGTCATGGCGGGCGGCAGCAAAGTGAGCGCGGGGGAGATGGTGGTGTGGATGAGGGTGTCAAGGTTCATGGTTGTTTTTTCGATTTCGAGGCACGCCCAACACCTTGGCGCGCGCCTCCGCCAGCCACTCCAATACACCCTTTTTTCGCATGCTGGCCATCCAACGCATGTACGCGCCCAACACCCACCACGCTGGCAAACCAGCCAGCAGCATGCTCGGTCCCAGCACGTAGAACTTGGCAAGCAACGCATCGTCCGTGCCCGCGCCGTGATGGGCCAGCCAGGTCATGGCCTCCATCAAGGCAGGCTTCCAGGCAATGACGGACGCGGCCAGCGCGGGGCCGAAGAGAAAGGAACAGGTTACGGTGGATACCGTGCGGACCGTGAATTCTCTAATCGTCCGAGGCGGCATGATCAATAAGCCAAGCATGGCCGCGATGGCGGCGGGAACGCCATACGCCATCGCGACCTTTAAGGCGGCAAGACCACCTAGGCTGGTAGAGCCGGGTTCCATAGAGGGGGTGCTCCTGAGTAGGGTGTGCAGGATGGCCTCCTGTGGGGGTGAAAAAAAATGCCCGCGGGGGGCGGGCTTGATGGATGGAGAGTTTGCTAGCGAACGAACGAGAGAAGGGAGAGGTTTCCATTGACGATAATGGTCCCGCCAGTTGGACGAGGAAACTCGAGTGTGAGCGTATGACCTCCAGGTCCCAAGCCCGTTCTAATTGCACTCCCGGATTTCATGTTCTCGCGCTCATCGCTGGTGTAATTAACAATTGGCGTACGGCCAATCTCAGCTCCATCCAACAACACGCGGACATTTCCACCGACTAGCGCAGAACCCGAGCTGGATCGCGCCGCGTAGTCATAGTTGATGAGAGCATGGCCGGAATCGGCCAGCGTGAATGGAATTGACACGCTGTTGGTACCGCTGCCTGCACCAAACTGCAAGTTAATTGCCACTGCATTGCCTGCCGTCACCGCCCCATTTCTGAGCTGCAGTGTGCCGATCTGTGCCGACTCGATATTGGCGGCTTTGATATAGGCTCTATCAATATTGGCGACCTTGGCGAAAAAGGAATCCGCGTCGATTCTGTCCGCACTCATCGTGCCCGCCGTGACTTTGGCGGCATTCAGGTTTTCGATCATGGCATTCCTGATCCAGGCGTCGCCAATCAATGCCTGATTCATGAACACCTGTCCGCCCTGGATCACAAAAGGCGTCGTGACCTGCGGACCATTGGGATGAATGACAGCAAAGCGGTCAGCGGCCACCAACACCTGAGATTCCACCACGCCGTCAGTATTTGACGTGCCTACCCCGATAGCGGAGATATAGTTGCGCCCGCCAGCTGAGACCTGAGTTTTGACGCTCCACATTGCCTTCAAACTATCGTTCGTTTTTGCAATGGCTGTCGCGGTTACATCCACTGCCGAGACGGCATCATTTGCAACGGCCTGAACACTAGTAATACGCTTCGCGAGGGCTTCATCTTCATCAGCGCGGGCGGTGCTCTCGTCCTTAATCAGGCCGGCCGTCTCATCAGCCTTTGCGCTGACAGCACTGATCGTCTGTGCCATCGCATCGTTCTGCTCCTGTCGTGTTGAGGCCTCCTGGCTAATACGAGTATCCAGTACCGGGATCTTCTCAATGGGTGCCAGAATCTCTTTCGCCAGCTGCGTTTGAGTGATCTTGCCGTTCAGATACCCCAGAATTTCACTGGCGTCGGAACTGGATTGCCCAAGTACTCCATCGCCCGCCGGGTAACGAGCCCCAGCAACGCCATTGCGGTCGCGCAGAATCACCCAGAAGTACAGGCGCGTGCCTGCTGCCAGCCCCATTAGCGTGGCGGTGTCTTGCGGATAGGCATAGTCGCCGAGCTTCTGCGCTGTTGAAAATTCTGCCGCTTCGCTATACCAAACTTCCGTTCGCTCAATGATCGACGGTGACGTGGGCAGGGCCCATTTCAATCGGATCGCAAACACTAACGATGCAGCTGTCAGGCTCGTCACCATCGGCGGCGGGGCCAAAATTCCGTCCAATTTCGTCTGCGTGGATGTGGCCCAAATGGAACCGACGTCCATCGCGTTGAACGCCCGAACACGGCACAAAAATTCGCCGGAGTAGATATTAGGTACTTCAATGCTCGTGGAACCAGTTCGGGCCAAATTGACCCAGTCTGAGTTATTGCGGCGCCACTGCACTTCGTATGCCACAGCATTGGCTGCGGCCTTCCATGAGAAGACGGCCGTATGACTTGCATAGCCCTGGTCGATAACCGAATAGGAGGTAATCGTCACATCGGACGGAGGCGATTGAACTCCAGGCGGAATAACAGTGATAGGCACCGGATCAAGGCGCGTACCGAAATCCACATTATCGAACTTGTCAGGCTCATGTTGAATGGCCGAAATCTCAGCCACAAGCCCATCTTTGCGCTTGATACTCAGCACGCGGAAACGCTGGGCTGATAGCGCTTCGGACTCCAACGTCCATACGCATTCGGCTTGAGGCACTTCCGAGTAAGGCGTCGTCACCGTCAAAACCAGGACTGCTCCGGGCAGGCCCACAAGATCTGCCGTCAGCTCTGTGGAATCCACAGTGAACAAGGTCATGTCCGCCGTCAACCCTTGCCCCACGGCAGTACTGACAATCCGCGTTTCCGACACGCCGCTGGGCAGGTTCACCGTCAGGCGATCGCCGGGCCGAACACCCAACTCTGCGTCCACGGTAACGACGGTCGCCGTCGCCTCTCGTATCCGCCCACCGATGCGTCGGCCGGCCAGATGTTGGTCAACCACGCGAATGATGCTGCCGGGCCGAACACGGCATGCATCCAGACCGACGTCGAAAGTCACCGAACGCGTTTCCATCCTGGACGTCAGCAACAGCCACTTTCCCACTCGGTTCGCTTGCGCTCGCGACGTGCAACCGAACGCGCTGATCTCCACTTGATTCAAGCCGTACCGGGCGAGCGCTTGGCGGTTCTCCACATACTCGACCTTCTGGCGCCCCATATCGGAAAGATCATTCCAGGAGACCAGCGCCGCGGTGTGGCGCGTGCTCAGCGCAGACCCGACATAGTGGAAGCGGCCGTCAATGACGTTCGCCGAGGTGAAGGTGTACCCCGGGTCTCCGGGCATGTCCGCGACCGCGAAGACTGCTCCGTTGGCCCAATACACCATGCCCCGAAATGCGGACGCTAAATCCTGCAACACACGATAGGCGTCAGAGGAGGTCTGCAAGTAGACGTTGCACGTGAATCGAGGCTCTTGGCCACCGAATCCGTCAGGAACAAGCTCGTCGCAATAGCGGGCAATCTGATAGAGACCCCACTTATCTAGCCAACCCGCCGGTACACGTTCGCCCAATCCGTAGCGGTCATTGCTGACAAGATCGAAAAAAATCCAAGCGGGGTTGTCTGTCCATGCTAGCTTGAACGTGCCATTCCAAACCCCGGCGTAAGTGCGCGCGTCGGCGTCGTAGTTGGCCGGTACTCGGATAATCCGGCCCTTCCAATCATAGGCGCGCGAGGGGATGCTCTGAAACTGCGAAGCGTCAACCTTGATGCCGACAACTGCCGACATTGGATAGCGCAACTTGGCGTCGACTACCTCCGTGAATGCATCAACGAAGGTCTTGTCGCCAATGGTGCTGCTCGTTGTATTAGCCGTGGCTCGAACGACTTTTACAGACCACCCTGATCGTGCAGAGGGCAAGTCAACGCGATGGGATCGTGCGTATCTCTGTGTAGTTTTGCCGTCGAATGCGCTCGATAAAACGGTTTGGTAGGGTCCACCGTCCGTGCTGAGTTCGATACGATACTCAATGCGGTAGCCGGAGATGTCGCCGTTGCTGGTATTCGCCTCTGATAACCCATTGACGGCGATCGTCACACGAACCGCCGAGAGCTGCGGGTTGGTGAAAGAGTGCACCCAGGGAACAGCGGTCGTAAGTTCGACATTGACGCCGGTCGTGACCTCAGACGCGGGAAAACCAGGTAGCGGGTCCTGAGTTTGCGTCCCCGTCCGAAAGTCGATTGCGACGCTTTGAAAGTTGAGCGATCCATCTTCATTCGCGACAGGTGTGCCGTCCAGGTAGACATCCCGCAATGCGCCGTTCAAACCATGCGTGGGACCATACACCTCACCTTCTGAGATCAGATCCACAATACGGGCGAATGCCGTGCTGTGCAGGCTGTCAGGCGACTCCTTGGGGGTACGTCCGCCGCCGCCGCCCTTGCCCCCACCAAAGCCAGTTATCGGCACCGCTGGCGGCGCGCTGGGACCAAAAACGTCTAGGGCGCCCAACGGCGCCCCTTCAGTTTGATTATGTTGCATCGTCATACCTGATCCTCGGCGTAGATGCCTGCAGAGATTACGGAACTACCCACAATCATTCGCCCATACAAAACTGGCACGGGATTCCCCTGCGCGCTGGTATTTACGGCTCCATTGAAGTTGTACGAAGCCCCGTTATCGGGGCTATCCTTGGCGCTCAACCCTCGCTGCTGAGGCGACAGCATCTGCACGATGCCGCCCATCGCCATTGCGATTCCCATGGACATCACGGTTGACGCGGCTGACCCGGCTGTCGTTGCGGCCGCAATCCCCATAAGGGGCGGAAGATAAATAGAGGCGACAATCAACACCGCTCCCAGCACCGCTTGAAACAGGCCCCCATTTTTCGCACCCGCAGGTATCGGAGCAATTCGAATCGCATCATCCCCACACGGCAGCCGCAGTTCCTCGGACCCAATATTTCGGCGTCCAAGAAAGCACGCATACTTCACACC